GTCTTATTACCCATACCCGGTGAATATAACTGTTCTGCACTCTTCTCACAGATAGGGCAGCTATGATTATCCGGTACTTTATGCATGGCATGTAGTTCACGCATCTTAAAGCCGTGTTCCCTCAGACACTTCTTACAAGTACACGCCCTGCCCAAGCTCTTGGCCTTATTATAGCCAAACCTATTGATGGGCAGAACCTGTCTGCAACCAGAACAACGCTTAGTGTCGCCTGTGTAAGTCTCGTCTGGAGTATCGTCTTCCCAGCCGAATAGATTAGGTTGATTCATAGTCAGCGTCAAATAAATCAGATACATTAGCAGTACTGTCTTCTATTCGCTGTGCTTTTTCCCTAAGTCTTTCGGACTCTCTTACTAATTCATTTGCTACAGTATAGAGCATTTGATAATCATTATCTTCCAACAACCCTTCAACTATCTCAAAGAGAGGTCTCTTAATAGTAATCTCATCAAACTCATCTACTGTTAAGTCGATAACAACAGCCAGTTGCCCGTCATCATCAACTTCTAGATCAACGTCTACCCATAGAGGTATGCCATCTTCAAACAATACAGCATCGTTCCCTAAGTCTTCCATTCAGTGGTCTCCTAAACAATTAACTGAGTGTGATTAGCATTCTAACAGTCCCACTCTACTAGTGCAAGCGTAGGATACTTGACATAGTGAATTATTTTTAATTGCCACTAGATGTAGGGTGTTTACAGTTTCGCTGACATTGTAAGAGGCATGGGTGCTTTACGGTTGCAAAATTCCCAAAATATGTCGCTGTTGTATACGCTACCGGGGTACGGGGGGGTGGCGCTGGCAGGGTCTAGAATAAATCGCCTAATAAATCCGGCAATAAGCCCAAAGCCTTGTAAAATAGGCGTTTTTTGCTGCCTGTTAATCGTTACGTGTCAGGCAATCGGCTTTAAAAGCCTTAAAAATAAGGCGAAAACTTAAGCTTTAAAAAATAAAGCATTGCACAAAGTGACCAGCTAAAAGATTAGCTAGAAAATTTAATAATAAAGCAGCTAGAAAATAACCGCCTAAAGAAAATCTATCCGCGTTACGTTTTAGAACAAGCGGCGCAAGGCGCGGCGCTATGCATCATTTGCCATAGTTGATTTTCTAGAAAGGGTATCTAAAGATTTTTACTTCCGGCTCAATTCTGAAAGCGCCTTGTCAATTGCTGCTTTCTTTCGCTGCAAAGCTTTAAGCCGTCTTTTAATCCGGCGCTTGCTTTCCGGCTTTGGGTTCACGCGATAGGCCACGCTGTTCCTATGGTCTAAAGCGTTAGCCTTTTCCATCCATGCTTTAGGGCTAGTCATTTAACTAAACCCGTAAGCGATAACGATAACAGCAAGCGGCAAAGCAAAGACACAAAGAGCGCCTAGCATGTCTTTTATTAAATCAAACATGTTATGCAGCCTCTAACATTTGCCAAGCGTTTGAAGACAAAACGCGGGTTACTTTGTTTTGTCTAGCGTCTAAGCTAGCAGCTACGTTATCGCGGGTTTTAGAGCCGCGAACGGTAAACAATTCGCTGTTGTGTGTACCCCAGAAAGTGAGACTGCTAGCTAGCGCCCAAAGTGATTTTCCGCGTTTAGTTGCTTCAACTTCAAACCTATCCATAAGCTGCTTTGTTAGCCTTGGACTAATACCCGCTTGAATAAGCGCTTGTTCGGCTTGTTCGCTATCAATAGATTTATCGGCCCAACGCTGCCATATTGCGATTTTATCGCGGTAGCTGTTGGCTTGCTGCTCTAAAAATTCACCAAAGCGGGTAATATCTAAAGAGCTAGTATGCCGCTGTTTTGAAGTGTCATAATAGCTAGTTGTTAAGCTATTTAAACAGCTAATATCAACGCTGCCAGCCTTGCAAATTACCGGCGTTTTACCGCTGAAAGAATTAACAATCGAAACTTGAAAGTTAAGCCATGTTTCCTTGTGCTGCTTCCCGTAAACGTCTGATTTATAGCCCGTTGCATTCCTTAGCTGCCTAATAGGTTCGGCTGCATTTGGGAAAGTATAGGTCCATTTGCAAAAAGCGCCGTTAGAGCTTGTTTCTTCTTTTAGCTCTATTTTCTCCAAATAACTACGCGGTAAGCTTTGCTCTAAAGCTTGTATCACTTGATCATTTAAAGCGGCGTTATCGGCTATCCCGTAACGATTGCCTGACGTTCCAAGAAACTGATTAGTATCAGTTCTATAGATTGCCTTACATTCAGTTTCCGGCACGTTATGCAATCGGCCAATTACTTTTTCGTCAGCGAACATCAAAGCCGCGTGTTTAGCTTCAAAGTTACAATCGACAAATTCCGGCCAATCAGTTGAATAGCTGTTCATATTTATAACGTCTAACATTTTGGTTTTCCTTTTAGTTGATAAGAGTTTTGCAGTTAGTTAACTGCCCAAAACAGCAACCGGACAAAGCCGATTGCTGCTTTCAGTAATTAACTTTTTAGGCTGTTCTAAATTGCCGCGCTTGCAATTGTTCTAAATGCCAAGCGCTTAAACCTATTTCTTGAAACACTGGCACAAATCTTTCGCCGTGCATTGCTACAATAAAATGTAAATGCTGCATCTCATAGCCGCGTAAAGCGAAATGCAATCTTTCAAGGGTGCTAAATGATCTAGCGCCTTTTAAGCCGATTTTATTTCTAACATTTTTGCGGGTTTTGGTTACTTTATCCATGATTGGATTTTCCTTTCTAGAGGGTTAATGCAGTTTAGTTAACTGCCCAAAACAGCAACCGGACAAAGCCGATTGCTGCTTTCAGTAATTAACTTAAAAGGGATAATCTTTCCGATAACTTTCTTTTATGCGCTCAATAAATGCAGCGTCATATTTGTGGGCTATCGTTTTTTCGTAGCTGTTCCAGTTTAGCCGATTGCAAAGCCGCTCAATAAAACGGGCAATAAGCCAAGCTATCGGAATAGCTGCCAAAATAAAGATTATATAATTGGTAAGTGTTAGCTGTTCGATTAACCATTGATTGCTCATATCTCAAAAACCTTTGTATTAGGGTTTAGGAATATTTCGCGGTTAATGTCTTCACTATCGGAACAGCTAAAACATGCCGGACCATAAACGCTTTTGCGGTTATAGTGATTTTTTATAAACTCTGTTTTTGCTTCTAACTTGCGCTTAAAGATAGCGCCTTTTTTCAGCGTTTTGAGTGTTACAGGTTCCATTTGGTTATTTTCCTTTTTGCTAGGTTAGTTGATATCTAAAAAGAGCTAGCCGATAACTTGCACGGCTAGCCTTGTTTTAGATACCCTTACTAGAAAACCAAAAAATCAATTATCGGCTTTCGCCTATGATCAGTTTTATCAAATTGTCAAATAACGTGAGATAGACAAAGCTATCGCATGTTTTGACGTTAAATGAACCCTTACAAAGTGTCAAACAATTATTTTATTAAATGTCGCTGCTAACAATTAGGCATAAATAAAGCCGGAAAAAATCCGGCTCTACTTTGTTTGTTTAAATAAGCAAATCTAGAACGATTGCGACGAAAACTAAAAACCCGATAACTTGAAAAACGCCGCTCATTTTATGCCGTGAATGTCGCGCCAATGGTTCCAAGTGATAGCTTGAACATGGCAACCCGTTATTGCTTCTTTAGGCTGTTCAATTTCGTTAATTATTCCGGCAGCCGTGACATATGCGGCGCTGATTGCGGCATATTCCTTTTTGCCTATGTTAGATTTGTTATCTTTCAGCATGTATCTTTCACCGTAATAAATGCTTTTAGCGTGTCCATCTATACAAACGGCTTCTTTGCCGTGGGCGTGGGTTTTATTGCCAGCATACAAAATGCAATCAAAGAACGCCGTTATCTTTTGCCCGTTCAATATCCGGCGTAATTCAACCGTGTTAGATATTTCAAGACAATCAACCGCTTTTGCTTTGTTTGGGTTATATGTTGAAACTTTTACTTTCATTGGGTCAGCGCCGTTTGCATACGCCGTGCAAAGCCTATCAGCGTTATCAATATTAACAGGCCATTTGTTATTAGGCGAAAGCGCTGAAATAACCGCAATAGTTGTTTCAATATCTAAACCCGTTTTTGCGCTTATTCCGGCAGCTACATCAAACGCTAGCTTATACCATTGCAAACCATAGGCTTTAGTTTCTAGCGGCGCTGAATAATAAACGCCAAGTATGTTTAAGCAGTCCAAGCGCTGCTCTATCTTTATAGTTGTTTTCATTTGGTTACTTTCTTTGGTTAGTTGGTAACGCAATCAATAACAAAATGCTGCTAAGTGTCCATAACTAAATGGTTTTTTGTTTGTTTAACTAATCGCCTTTTAGTTGTTTTAATAATCAAATCCGGCCCAGCGCAGCGATTTTTTAAAATTTTTTTCGTGTGTATATGTGTGTGTATATACATGGCATGATGAGCATTCTGTTTTAGGAGAGGTGTATAAAATAGAGTAGTCGCGCAGGGTAAATTGTTTTTCTAGTTAATATCGTGTTGATCTTTCTATTGAGGGGTATATACTGCACTCTGGTAAATCAAACAAACAACACAGGAGAGTACCCATGAACTGCATACAATTTAATAAACACCAAGCCGCTGAAATAGCCAATGCAATGCTTGATGCTCTCTCTGGCTATAATGAGAGCAACACTCCTTACGTTGTTGCGTACTCCCCCAGTATGAACGCTGCCATAGCCATGCCTGATGATGGCTGCACTTGCAAGGAACTGGGTTATATATGCCTTGCACAGGTCGGGGCTGAGTTTATTGCAGGGGGTAATTGTTGTCCTGACTAGTCTAAAATAGAGTAGTCGCGCAGGGTAAAGACAACCTGTTAACTTTTTTCTTGACACCTAGTAGAGTGTCGTTCATAGTGGTCCTCGTTAACCAACTAGGATAAAACTATGATGCAAAATGCTACTATTAAAATCACTCAGCGTATGCTGAATAAGTCCATCATTGATGCTAACAAGTCAGTGGTGGCCTTTGCTAAAGAACACCTTACAACCGATTATGATATGATTGAGAACGGTCAGAAGGCTACCTTTACGGGGTTCTTCACAGATGATTTTCGTTCACAGGAGACACAGGTACGCCTCTACCGCAGACCGCGTGGAGACAAACTTCTGTCCATCAAACACCTATCTAAATGGGCTAAGGCTGGCGACACAGTTGTTCTCAAGAGCGAAGTCGCTCTGCACCCCGACTCCAACTACTTTGTTATTCGTATCAATGTACGCAAAGGAGAAGCGGCATGATTGTTACAAAGACGCACAAAGTAAAAGTCTGGGATCACAACGATGCCGTGGTCTTCGTTTATGAAAACCGCTGGGAGAAGACTAATCCCAAGGATAAAGACTGCCACAAGTATAAGCACTGGAAAGAGGTGCTGACTGCCATTCCAATGAACTTCGGATACGATGAAAATTTTACTGAAGAAATGGTTGTGGAGAAGGTTCAGGCCGTGGCAAGTTCCTTAGAAGCTGCCTATGCCCATGATGTGGATGGCTACGAGATAGGCATCTCCTATTTCATCAACTACAATCGCCAATATGTGAATGCATAGGAGAATAGGTATGGCTAAAGAAGAAGTATTCAGCAAATTCATATGGTCTATTGGTGGTTTGACTGAGGTTATTGGTCAAATGCACTGTAGCACCACTAATGAAGCTACTCAGCTACACTGGCATGATGATGAGAACTACTGGTTCACGTTAGAAATGCGTGAAGACGGTATTTATGCAGAGATAGACGATAGTACGGATGCAAAGACTATGTATGCTGCTATCGGATACTGCCAGTATCATGGCATCTCCTACAGTCTGATTTGGCAAGACTATAGAAAAGAGAAGTCCAATGGCTAAAGCTCCCTATGTAAGACCCCGAATGCGGGGCAATCGTATGGTCTACGGTGTTAGACCTACTAAGCAAGTTCTGGGAGCATTCCCAGAGCTAACCTTTGAAACCTATGAGAACAAACAGGACGCCAATGCCCGTGGCTATGAAATCAAACGTAAGTTTGAGGCTTGGAAGTCCGGCAACCATGATGATATTCATGTGGACGAGCGTTCTGTTGAAGCTCTTATTCAGGCATATAAACAATCCAATGCCTACAAGAACATAAAGAAGGCTGAGACTAGGCGTTCATACCTCAGTCACCTTAGATATGTTTCGTCTATACACGTAGGTAATGTGTCCTTTGATAGAATGCTTGTGTCAAACATAAACTACAAGTACGTACAAAATCTGTGGCAACACATACAGAATGATGTCTCTACACATAAAGCTAATCACACTGTGAAGGTATTAAAGCTGGTATGGATGGAAGCACTGCGCTCTGATAGCGTTAAGTCTAACCCATTCTCTCTACTTAAATTACCAAAGCTGCCTGACAGAGAGGTTTTGTGGCCCGAAGAGCATATACAGGGCATGATCGACTTCTGTGATGAACAGGGGCGACAGAGTATGGGTACTATGATCACTCTGTTGTATGAGTTCTGCCAGCGTGTAATTGATGTACGTCTACTGACATGGGACAACTTCGATCTAGAGGCTGGTCACTGTAATTTCACCCAACAAAAGACAGGGGCTAAGATGTCTATCTCTCTGACCCCATCTGTTCGTAAACGTCTGGAGCTACATACCCGTAGTAACAGGGACAACTATGTATTGCGTGAGGAAAGTACAGGCAAGCCATACACCAGTGATCGGGCAGTGAAGTCTTTTAGAAGATTAGCCAAAAGCTATAAGCTACCTACGTCATTTGATAATGCTACTGGTAAACTTACTAACATTTGGCTGAACGATCTGCGCCGTACAGGTACTACCCATGCAAGTCGTGCTGGTTGTACGGACAGAGAACTGATGTCTTTAACCGGACATCGCAACCCTCAGATGCTGGTAGTATATGCCAAGCATGGGAACATAGAAGCCGAAAATGCAATGCGTAAACGAGGATTACTCTGAATGAAATGTTTTACCGATAGGTACACACATAACGGGCATGAAACAAAATATAAAGTCTTCTTAGTATATGACGAAGGAATGGAAAATGTAGAGAGGTTGGCTGGTATGGGCAACACTCTGCCCTATCCTCGCCTTTGCTCAATGTTAGTAGGTGCTAAGTGGCAGTCTGCTAGGACTAAAAAAACATATGAAAGGATACTGTAATGGGTATTGAACAATTAACTGTAGATTACGTTGAACATTCTGGCTCTGATATTTCAATAGTCAATGCGGCTAGGGTATCCTTCGACAAAAAGTCTGAGGCTCTGGGGTATACAGGTATTGGGGATGGTCCTATGGTGCCTGTAGTGCATGATGGTGATAAGAAGCTTATCAAATACTTGGCTGACAATAAGCACTACAGCCCATTCAACCATACTTTTGTTACCTTCAGGTGTAGCGCACCACTCTTTGTTATGGGGCAGCTTAAGAAACATGAGTATATGCCGTGGAACGAAATATCTCGTAGATATATAAATAGTGAGCCTGAGTTCTATAAGCCTGATACTTGGCGTGAGCGTAGTGAGGATAAGAAGCAAGGCTCTTCTAGTAATACAGTAGAGTCCTTACACTGGATGGAGCTTGATGATGAGCTAAGTACCGAAGAGCATCCATTATGGGATAACTGGGAAGAACCAATCTCAGAGTACACTGACTACATCTATGGCGAAGTATCTCAACTATATACCCGCATGATAGACAACGGGGTATGTCCTGAACAGGCTAGGATGGTACTGCCACAGTCTACTATGAGTTCTTGGATATGGAGCGGCACAGTTAAAGCAGTAGCTAAGATGTGTAATCTTCGCTGTACGTCAGACACTCAGTACGAAAGCCGTGTGATAGCCAATAAGATCAGTGAACACATGCACACGCTGTTTCCTGTAAGCTGGTCTGCCCTGATGGGTACAAACCACCCACGTATACGTCCTATGACAGATGAGGAACGGCAGAGAGCTAAGGATAAGGTAGCATGAAAGATACAGTACAACCCATCAAGATAGTAGAGATAGAAGAGCATGAAGATGGCTCTGCTACTGTACAAATTGAGTGTAGCTCTGAAGTATTTGGGCAAATATTCTCTCTAGGATTCGTTGACCTGATTAAGAAAGGTCTTGCGAAGGTAGATTCTTAGTAGAACTATTGTCACATTGTCACTGTGCAATAACCAAAAGTGCAATGACAATGTGGCAACAAATTACAAACAATAATCAATTAAATCAAGTACATGGCTCCGACGGTAGGGGTCGAACCTACGACCAATTGATTAACAGTCACGTAACAAAATCAATAACTTACGGAGAACTTAGCATAATGACTGTTATCAGTAATTGTTATTAATAACCTCTTATTAAGTGTTGACTATACCAACTAACCCTGTATCCTTCGGATGCGCCCGATAGGGTGCATTACCAGAACTAGGATTATACCATGACCTATGCACAGCAACTAAAGATAGTACAAACTATACCAGTACATGAAGGTGAAACAGTAGTAGTAACCTGCCCCTTTTGTTACGGCCCTAAGAAGTTAGCTGTATCAAAGTCTGGTGGTAAAATACTATGGTACTGTTACAGGGCATCATGTGAAGCTAAAGGAGCCTACTCTGGTAGACGTAATCAAAAGGCTGTTAGAGATTATCTCAATAATACAGCCCCTACTAAGAAGAGACCTGTTAAGCCAATACCTAGTATAACTACTTCGGTAGATAACCATGCACCCGCAATGGAGTATTTGCATAGTGTTAATAGTGTAGAGGCTTACAAGAATAAACTCATCAATATACGGTATGCTCCGGCAGAGGACAGAGTGTTATTCTATGGTAATAATGGTGCAGTAGGTAGATCACTCAGAAAGTTCGGACCTAAGTGGCTATCGTATGGTGAGTTGCCTGACGGTATACATGTAGGTACAGGAGATATTGCTGTGTTAGTAGAAGACACTCCATCCGCATGTTCTGTCAGTAGACTAGACGGTCTGGTGGGGGTAGCCTTGCTGGGTACTACTGTGACTAGTGGCATAAAGAAAACACTTAGTAAGTTCCATGAAATGTATTTAGTACTTGACAAAGATGCATCTCTTAAGTCTATTGCTCAGATAAGGTGTGTAGATAGAAGCCTTAAAGTAAGATTAACTAATGTGGATTTAAAGCACATGAATACTGAACAAATAAACCACCTACTACAGGGAAGCACATAATGTTTGAGATGGTTATTAAAAATAATCTGCCACGAACAGCTTATGGTTTTTATGGAGTGCCTGTTTCATCTTGGTGTAATACAACTAATGCACCCCCAAAGTCCTTGCTAGATTAAAATTAATGCAATTTATACAAAAGGATTATACCAATGAAAGCAAGAGCGATTTGTTTAATCGATTATGATATCGAAGGTGGATTTAAGTCTGCCGCTGAAGAAGAAAGTAAGTTAGAAGCAGCCATAAAGAATTTGGTAACGGGCAACAAGCGTGTCGTACACTACCAGATT